TGTTGCCATGTTGCACCACTAGTAGAACCCAGACATGGGTTAATGCAATCAGGATCTTCGATCACATTACATACTAACCCTGCAAGGTCATGAGGGCAGGCTTCTTTTCCTGATTCACGCCAATATAATTGACCGTTAATCCAAGTAGCACCACACTCATTACATACCTTAAGCATTAGAAACCTAATGGTATGGGTGATTGAGGATTTGTAGGTGTTGGATCAGAAGGTGATGGTAAACCTAGACCACCTCCAGCTAGACCTTCAAGTGCTCCAGTACCAGCTCCTTCGCCAAGTATTCCACTCATTCCGCCTGGCATCACAGATTCCATTATCTTGCCTTTGACGTTTTCGATAATCGCATCCTTGCGTATGAATACATACCCAACAGTACCAACGACGGTGAGAGATATAACACCACTAGCAATAGCGATTCCATTTACGATTTTCTGTAACATGATTATTTTTGATCAGGGATAATTTTTACAGGAGCCTGTTCTATACGAACTACCTGTGCAGGGGCAGTCTGAGATGCCTTCTCAATGAGGATCTCCATATCTTTTTTAGATATGTTTGCACCACCACTAGATCCACCATTACTCTTACTCTTTCCAGCTTGAACGCCGAAAGTTGCTAGCACGCCAGTAAAGACAGATGCTATGAAAGTTGGATCAAGATCTTGTTTTGGTATTTTAAGAGCTGGTGGCAATTCAACGTATGCGAGAGTTAATATCGCACCACTCCAGACTAAGATGCCTAGCCGTACAAATGTACTCAGGATCATCATCTGCTCTTCTTTGTCTTCCGCAGCTTCTTTTAATTTACCAATTAGACCTTTTGGCTTATCCTCTTTGGGAGGAGTCTTTGTGTCTGCCATAGTAAAATATTATTATCCTATTATATATCAGAGTTTGAATCCGCTAAATGAGTTCTTCTTCATGTCTTGTTTTATTCCACCAACAACATAAGATTCTACCTCTGTTTCCTGTGGTGCAACCTGTAATCCCTTAGAAGAGATCCAGTGTTGTGTCCAAGGCAACGGATTATTTCTTAGTGGTTGATCGTATATAGGGTCAAGTCCAAGTGCTTTCATTCTCTTATTAGCAATCCACTCTACATATTGTCCTAATAATTTGTCATTAAGACCTATCATACTACCATCTTTGAATAGGTATTGAGCCCATTCTTTCTCTTCTCTCACTGCGTTCTTAAACATAGAGATAACATTATCTTTTTCTTCTGCAGCTATCTGTTGCATCTCTGGATCGTCACCATTTATCCAGTTCTTCATTATGTTTTGTGTTAGAACTAGATGCTGGTTTTCATCCCTACTGATGAGGGATATAATTTTTGCTGATCCCTCCATAAGTTTAAGCTCTCCAAATGCAAACGAGCAAGCGAAGGAGACATAGAACCTAATTCCTTCAAGTATGTTAACATTTGCAACCGCTCTGTAAAGTTTTCTTTTGAGTTCATTTAGTGAGTTGTCTTTTGCTTGTGTGTTTTCCCATCCGTCTTTCCACAGGTTACTTTGACCCCATTGCTGGGCCTCATTTATAAATTCATCATATGCCCGAGTTACTGACTTCGCTCGGTCTAAAATTCTTTCATCATTGAGAATGGTATCGAATACTTCGGATGGATCTGGATACACATTCTTGATAATGTATGTATATGATTTTGAGTGTATCATCTCCATGAATTGCCATACATTCATAGCAGATTCTAGTTCTGGCAATGCAGTATATGGTGCAAAAGCCATACCTGGCCCACGACCTTGTACAGAGTCTAGTAGTATTTGATACTTTAGATTAGATGTAAAGATGTGTTTTTGTTCTGGACGTAGAGATTGATAGTCAGATCTATCTTTCTGTAAGGATACTTCCTCTGGTCTCCAGAAATACCCTAGCATTTGAGTAGTAAGTCTATCAAACACTGGATATTTAAAAGAGTCGTACCTCTGCACACCGAGAGGTTTACCAAAAAACATTGGTTGTTTCTTAGTATCAACTTCTTCTGAATTAAAGACGGTCATACCGTCAGGTTTAGATGGTGCAAGAGTCACAAGCTTCTTCCTCTGATAGTTCTGTTAGTAGTTTTTCTAATTGTGGTTTCACTTCTTCTACATCATCAGGTTCATCACTCTTCATATCATATGTGTTCTGGTAATAAGATGTCTTCCAACCATATTTGTATGTGGTCAAGAAATCTTGTGCCATAACCGTAACTGGCACTTCATTGTCGGGATAGTTCTTTGGATTGTAACTCCAGTTTCCACTGATGGCTTGGTCAAAGAACTTCTGCATTACTGCAACCACCTTGATATATCCATCATTACTCTCCATATCCCAGAGAAGAGTATAGTTATTCTTTAAAGTTCCATAAGACGGAACCACTTGTTTAAGAGGCCCTTTCTTTGACTTCTTAATGGACAGGTAGTCTCTAGGTGGTTCGATACCGTTGGTTGCGTTTGACACAACGGAACTACTCTCTGATGGCATCTGTGCGGACAGTGTTGAGTGCCTGAGACCGTGTTCCAAGATAGATGCTCTAAGAGATTCCCAATCATATTTTAATTCTTCCTTAGTAATTTCGTCTACATCTTTCTTGTATGTATCAATAGGAAGGATTCCATCAGCGTATTTTGTGCTTCCAAAATCTACACAGGCGCCTTTTTCTTTTGCAATCTGATTAGAAGCTTTGAGTAAATGATACTGGAAACTTTCAGTAAGTCTGTGTACCGCATCCCAGGCGTCTTGTGAGTCATAATTCCACCCATTCTTAGCAAGGTAATGTGCCAAACCAATGTAACCCACTCCAAGGGATCTACGACCCAATGTGGCTAATTCAGCGGCTTTGACAGGATAATCTTGATAGTCAATCAACTCCTCTAGAGACCTCACAGATAGGTCACAGAGGTCTTCTAACTCCTCTAATCTACCAATCTTACCTACATTGATAGCAGATAGGATACAGAGTGCAATCTCACCGTCTATGGCATCAATATGTTGAATTGGTTCTGTGGGTAGAGTGATCTCTTGACATAGATTACTCATACTTACCTTGTCTTTAAAGGAAGAATGATCATTACAGTGGTCAATATTCATGATATAGATACGACCTGTCTCAGATCTCTCCTTAAGGAGTTCCATTATCAGTTCTTGAGCTCCGATTGTGGTCTTGGGGATGGATTCATCCAATTCGTAACGGCAATATAACTCATCAAACTCAGGGGTGCCAAAACTCTCAAACAAGTTAGGACAACTATGGGGAGAAAAAAGCGTGATTTCCTTATCTTCGATAAACCTTTCGTAAAAGAGTTTTGAGATTTGGATTGAGTAGTCAAGTTTTCTGACACGATTGTCCTCCGTTCCTTTGTTATTCTTCAAGACTAATATGTCTCTTATTTCTTGGTGCCAGATTGGGAAGTGGACAGTCGCTGATCCACCTCTAATGCCGTTCTGAGTGCAACATCTGACAGTACTTTCAAACTTTTTGAGGAAAGGTACAACGCCTGTGTGCTGTACTTCTCCACCCCTGATTTTACTGTTGATGCCACGGATGCGGCCTGCGTTGATACCGATACCCGCCCTTTGTGCAACATATTTGCCGATAGCCATATCAGAACTAAAGATGCTATCGAGGGTGTCATCAGCATCAACAAGAACACAGCTAGCAAATTGTCTAAGAGGAGTTCGCACTCCCCCCATGATAGGCGTGGGAATGTTGATTCTGTGTTTCGAGATCGCTGTGTAGTATCGGGTGACATAATCGAGTCTTGTTTTCTTTGGATAATCTGCAAATATTGTCATCGCAATAAGCAAGTACATGAACTGTGGAGTCTCATAGACCTTTCCAGAACTTCTGTCTTGTACAAGATATTTATCTGCAACCTGTCTTAGTCCAGCATATGTAAACAGGAAATCACGACCATGATCAATTATACCATTTAAAAGTTCAATCTCTTCCTCACAATACTTGACTAAGATATCAGCATCATACACATCCTTTTTGATACATTCTTGAATGTGATCCATCAAATGTGGAACTTCCCACAACCTACCATACAAACTCTTACGAAGAGAGTATAGTAATAATCTTGCAGCGACATACTGATAGTTTGGATTATCTAAACTAATGAGGTCACTCGCAGACCTAATCAATATTTCCTGTATCTCAGCAGTTGTAATACCATCATAAAACTGAATACCTGATTGTATTTCAACTTGACTTGCAGAAACTCCTGCTAAATTCTTACAAGCCTCTTCGCACATGATGTGCATCTTCTCAAGGTTCAATGGTTCGATTGAACCATCTCTTTTCTTTACTTTTGTTCCGTTACTCATACCTTCTTCCAAAGATTTAATTTTAGTTTTGCTGTTAATTCAGAGTATGTACTACTTTCTAGTATAGTACAGATATCATTTTTTGCAAGAATCATTTCATTTACGTCTTTCTCCTTAATGTTTGATGGCCAGATAACTACTTTATCACCTCTGTCGATTGCTTTTGCAATTCGATTGACGACCTCTCTGTTGCGAGGTTCGTTATCAAAAACCCAAATATAATTGCTCCAACCAAACGACCTAATATCAACATCGGAGCCGCACATAGCAACCGAGTTTTCCACGAAGAGGGAATCGAAAGGCCCTTCGAGGATGTAGATAGGTTTTTGGGTATTGATTTTTTCCAGACCATAAAGTTTAGGTGCATCTTCATCTAACATCACAGTAATATACCTCATTTTCGATGTGGGGTCAAGTGACCTACCCTGATAACCAAAGAGTTGGCCATCTGAGTGTCGAAGAGGGATGATGATTCTCTGATCATCGTGTTTAGTATTCTCGAAGGTCTTCTTATGCTTGTTTGTCCACTCTTTAAAATTAGGACAGTAGTAGAGTTTACTAAGAGTGTCTTCGTTTATACCACGATTGATGAGATACTTTTTCGCTCGGTGTGTAGTATTTAGTTCTGAGATTTTTGTGAGTTCATCACATATATCTTTCTTTCGGAACTTAGGTTGAGGAAATGTAAATTTTGGTTCAGGTGTAACAGTTCCTTTGCCTGTGAGTCCTTCTTTGTATCTTTCCATGATGTATTCATCATAGAGAGGTTGATCTCGATCTTTTAAAAAATAAGTAAACGAACGAGTCATGCCACAGTTATGACACTTAAAATTATAGTCTGTTTTATTTTGGTATAT